TTATGGCGAACCATATGAACAAATTTTCCCCGATAAGAAAATCGAGGATGAATATAGACATAAAACTTATACACCTATTTTATCGCAATCAAGTAATGATAAATATCATGATATAGATATCCCAACCCAAGATGATATATTAAGAATTACTACAAATATATTCCCAGATAGTTGCAATAATCCATATAATCCCCCACCTGATTTTGAATTAGATTTTGATAAAAAACAATCTAGATGTATTTTCAGAGGTTCGGCTACAGGTTGTGGAAATAATAGAAAAACAAATATGAGAATAGAAGCCGCTTTAATGTCATATGAACTTGAAAAAGAAGGAACATTTAAAAATACTTCTGATCAAGATATCTTAGATATTAAATTAACGAGTTGGAATAAAAAACCAAAAATATATAATAAAGAATTTAGTCAAATTGATCCAAAAACTTATCCAGATGATTTTAAGGTTGGCGATGAAAATAGGATTGATACTAAAGAACAATCTAAGTATAAATATGTATTAAATATTGATGGTCATGTTAAAGCATTTAGATTAGGAAATGAATTTAGGATGGGTTCCGTTGTATTAATTGTTAAATCACCATACACATTATGGTTTATGGATAAACTAGAAGATGAAGTAAATTGTATATTTATAAATGAAGATTTAACTAATCTTCAAGAAAGATTAAGTTGGTGTATAAAAAATGATGAAAAATGTAAACAAATAGCTAAATCTGGTATGGATTTTTATGAAAGATATTTAACAAAAGAACCAACATTTAATTACTTTAATGATTTAGTATCTAATTTAGGTAAAATTCGGAAGCCTCCAGTTTTTGAAATGAGCAAAAATAAATTGAATTTAATTGTTGCTTTCAGGGACCCCAAGAATGATGAAGGTTCTAGAAAAACTCAATTAGATGTTTTTATTCAACAAATGATTGCTATATTTGAAGGAAGGACTGATTATCATATATATATTGTTCAACAGGAAGGCGATCGCGATGATTATGATGAATTGCCCCAAGATTTTAAACAAGATAATTCTAAAATGGCTAAATTTAATTTAGGTAGATTAAAGAATATAGGATTTGACATAGCAAATAAAGAAAATGAGGAAAATAATAAATCTTATTATGTTCTAACAGATGTAGATATGTTACCCAGTCAAGGATTAATAAAAGATTATCTAGAATATCCAGAAACACCAATACATCTTGGTAGTATGGGAACAAGGTATGATGAAGGAAAAAGTGTTGCATTTTTAGGTGGTGTTTTATCAGTAAATAGTAAAGATTTTATGGATACAAATGGATATCCTAATAATTTCTGGGGATGGGGTGGAGAAGATAATGCTTTATTTCAAAGGTTAAAAGATAATAATATTAAGATAAGTAAACCCGAAGAACCTGTAATAGATATAGAAGATAAAACAATTGAAGAAAAGTTTGAAGATTTAGAAAAGAATAAATATAAAATTGAATTAAAAAATGAAAGATTAAGACAAGATAAAAAAGACTGGAAAGAAAATGGTCTTAATACATTAAAAGATTCATATAGTATTGTTTCCAAGGAAAGACAGGGGGAAGTATCTGAAATAAATGTATTCTTAAATATTACTGATAAAGATAAAGAAGAAATAGAAGAAATCAAAATTTCCGATTTTAAAGTTGGAACTAAGGTCACTTGGGAGATGTTTGGTAAAACAAAATGTGGTATAATTAGTAAGATTGATCCAAAATCTAAGAAAAATATAAGTGTAAATGAATATGGTTCTGGAATAAGGGAAATAGCATTTTATAAATTAGTTATTATAACTGACAAAGAATATAAAGAATGTATTGAACCACCCAAAGATAAATTAGAAGAAATAATACAGAGTGTTACACCCTTACCAGAATCACCTAAACCAGAATCACCTAAACCGGAATCACCTAAACCGGAATCACCTAAACCGGAATCACCTAAACCGGAATCACCTAAACCGGAATCACCTAAACCGGTTATTGGGACAGGTGTAGATGTTCAATGGACTGAAAAGAATGGAAAAGTTTTATCTGGTAAAATTGAAAAAACAACTAATAAAACATATACAATATGTTGTAAACCAAATGGAACTAGATATAGAATCAAAAAAGAGAATGTAAAATTAATTGAGGCACAAGATCCAGTGAAACCAGATCCAGTGAAACCAGATCCAGTGAAACCAGATCCAGTGATACAAGATCCAGTGAAACCAGATCCAGTGAAACCAGATCCAGTGAAACCAGATCCAGTGATACAAGATCCAGTGAAACCAGATCCAGTGAAACCAGATCCAGTGATACAAGATCCAGTGATACCAATAGCACCGGAAGAAATAGGAACAGATTCAGAAGTGGAGTGGCTTGATAAGACTGGGAAACTATTAACAGGGAAAATAGAAAAAACATCAATTAAGACATATACAATATGTTGTAAACCAAATGGGACAAGATATAGAATACAGAAGTCTATTGTTAAGTTAAAAAGTTAAAGTATCATTATTATTATTATTATATATATATAAATATATAAATATATCATTTATATATATATATAATGGGACGATTCGGTAGTAGTTTAGGACAATTGCAGATTATTCGCAATTCAAAATGTGTAGATGTAGATAATTGTCAACAATTCAACAGTGAAGAAGTTATTAAAATAAAGAGTTTATTGAAATCAAAATGTCCTGATACTATAACATGTCCTGATAATTCAAGTATTAATATTAATGGAGAAGACTGTAATCCGGTATGCGAATATAATCCATTTGCCATCGATATTTTTAAACTAAAAGATTCAGATGATATTAATATTGATGCTGACGATTGTGATTCTCCATATTTTTTAACTTTTATGAAAACGGGTAATAATTATAATATAAGAATTGATAAAAATGATAATTTAATAGTATGTAAAAAAGGTTTATTTACAATCGAATCTTCTATAGTATTTTCAATTGCAAAAACTTCTCAAGATTTTGATTTAAATATGATGTTATATAAAATAGATTCAGACAGTAACAAAAATCCTATACCTAATACTTTGACAACTACACGGTGTAGGAGAAGTTGTAATTCTGAAGAACAACAATTTAATCTTAAATTATCAACTCAAATAATGTTAGACAATACTGTTATTTGTATTGGTATATGGATTAGCGATTTATCATATAATATACCTAATGTCAAAATTACTCCTTGTATAAACATAAATAACGAAGTCTCTTGTTTAAAATTTAATATTTTAAAAGAAGGGGATGACTCTTGTAAAAATGCAGGGTCAACGCAATTAATTATTAGTAGTTTTTCAGTATCTAATACTAATTTAAGTATCGAGAACTCGACAATAATTAACAAAGTATACTTTAAATTTATTGAAGATAATAATTATTATGGTAATATTAAAATTAAGAATGATAATTTAATGGTATATAAAAATGGATTTTACTTTATAGACTGCTCTATAATATTTTTAATAGATAGTCCAACCCAAGATTTCGATTTAAATATGATGTTATGCACGAAAAATTCTGACGGTGTCGATGTTCCGATGCTAGATACATTGACAACTATTAGGTGTAAAAAAAATAAATGCAAAAATAATAACACATTTAACCTAAATTTATTAACTCAACAAATATTGGATTGTAATACGATTTTAACTATGGGTATTTGGATTAATAATCATGCTTTTAATACAATTTGTGAAGATATACCAAACCCATCATTTAAAATAGATTATATAAATTCCAAATTAAATTTTAGACTATTTACAACTGATCCAAATTTATATTATCCGGGTTATATATATCAATCGCAAATCCCTGTAGGGGAAACTCAACCACAAATCATCGAAAAAACTCAATCACAAGAAAGTAACTTAGGTGAAGAAATTATCAAGAGTCTTATTACATATGTTAAATCTCAAGAGAAATTCATTGAAGAAGTGTGTGTCGGAAAACAAGGAGAACAAGGCGGTCAAGGTGTTCAAGGCTGCCAAGGTGTTCAAGGTGGTCAAGGTGTTCAAGGCGACTGCGGGAAAGATGGATTAGATTCTGTCAATACAAAATCCACGCTTTTTGTTAGCAACGAACTGACCCCAGATCTTACAGAAGAGGAGATATGTTATATTGCCTGGAAAAGTGAGATATATAATAATGTGGATTTCTTGGAACATAATGTATATGGAACAGAATGTATAAGCATAGATAATGTCGATGGTATGTTAGGAAATAAAATTGTAAAGCAAAAATATTGTACGCTAGAACAGGCGCATACTATATTAGAAACAACCATAGGTTATTGTGGATATTCATATTATAGTAAAAATAAACTCATGGATGGTAGTTATATTAAATGTTGTTTCTATGAAAAATATCTACAAGCAGCTTATATATCAGATGATAATAAAGAATGGAGTAGTTATATTAAAACATATTCGGATACAAGTAAACATTTATATATACAAGAATCTGGTTATTATCATATAAATTATAAAAGTTCTTTTAGTTGTAAACAAGGTGAAGAATTATTCGAAATTTTATATGGTATATATAATAAATCATATGAATATACACTTATTAAAAATACATTAAATAGGGCGATGAATGTTGCCTACGTAGGAGAAGTATACACTATTTCTTCATGTGATTATATTTATCTAGAAAAAGGGTCATGTATAAATATTGGTATAAGCGCGAGAAACATACCGTCAAATGTTTCCAAAACAAATATAATGTTAAAACATTTAGGATCTACGCTATATATAACTAAACCCTAATAAGGTAATATTAATTAAATAATCCTACATTTTTTGTATTTTTAATAATAGTTAACTCAAAAACAAATGAATTATTTAAATGTTGTGAATCATAAATTGTATTATATACAGGTTCTTCCAATATTATATCTAATCTATCAAGTGATATAGGTAAAAAGTAATTTTGTTTTTTATGATTATATAATGGTTCATAGTATTTATTTTCATCTATATCAACATCAAGGGGTATTCTACTTATAATATGTTTTCCACATAAATTATCTATACAAGCTATCCTTGGTATCTGATTTATAATTAAATCTATATATGGTGTAGATTTGTCTATTACTTTGTTTGATGTTTGTTTACATATATCTTTAGTATTAGTTGGGTTCCAACCCATATATCTAGATAAATTTATAGTTGTATCATTATATTCCCATTGTATAGCAAATTTTTGTTTAGAAGATATTGTATATTTTAATGTAGTTATATCAAAACATATGTGTAAATTACAATTAAACTCTGGTATATTATTTAAATAATCAACGAAAGTTTCTGGATTATAGTTTCCTTTATCTAAATTGACATTAAACGTATCAGTATTAATTTTATATACAAACATATTGTTATTTTTATTAATAGTGTATGGTGTATTTGGTATTATTGCATTCACCAAACGAAACCCAATTACATTATTAATTGGCCCCATCCCTAACCCTTTAATACCTTGTCCATCATTATTTGTAAATAAATATGTAACCTTATTCGGATTTAACGGATCTTTTACTATATTGTAATTTATTGAATCCATGGCTATTTGCATTGTCTGATAATCTTTATTAAATAATGAAGACTTATTTAATCTATCTAATAATAAAGTATCATTATTTAATTTATTATATTTCATGAATTTGGTTAATTTCACTAATAATGTTTTTATCAGTCTATCAGTTTCGTTTTGTTTATTAATTATATGCTTAATATTATTGTTATCATTTAAAATTATATCTTTTTCTTTACTAGCATATTTATAATATAAATAAGCAATTGTTAAAAATAAAGTAGAATCAATAGCACCATATATTTTATATTTATGATCTTCTATAATATCCATAACTAATATATATAAATATATTAATTCTTCAATGTTAATTCAAACTCAATATTATGATTACCTTGTTGATTATCAAATAAATTCTGACAATTACCATATAATTTAATAGTTAATTTATCTAGTGTTATTGGGAAAAATAACTTACTATAATCAATAGAATTCCTATATCTTGGTTCATAATATTTTAAATCTCCATATTCATTATCTAATGGTATTCTATCAATTATCCTTCTACCATATGAATTATGTTTGCAAGCTATATATGGTATTTCGTCAATAACAACATCTACATAATTAGCAGACAATTCAGCCACAACATTACTATATATATCATTACTATATTCATTTTTAATATTGGAATAATAACCCATTAAAGATCCCAAACATTTAGTTTTATCATTATAATCCCAGCATATTTGTATACCGCTCGTAGATTCTGATGTTATGTGATATTTCCATATATCATTTATCCATTCAAATTTAATATTACATGGATTATCGATATCTGGTAAACTACTATTTAAATCATCTGGAGTACAATATTTATTTGTTAAATTAATGGTGTATATAGTATCATCGCCACACTTTTTATAAGCAAACATATTATTATCGCTCCTAATTGTATATGCTGTATTAGGTATAATAGCATTTACTAATCTAAATCCAATAACATCTGTATATTTATCAAAACCACCTGTATTATTTTCTGATATACTATTAATATTTGATGAACTAAAATCTGTTAAATTTAAGTGATATACATAATTAGAAGTATTAAAATTTACTGATTTAGATATTGTACTCGTATCAACCAAAATATTTATTGTTTTATATTCACCATTATACAAATTAGGCATCCCTGGCATATTATGCATATTAGGTCTGTCTGGTATATTAGGCATATTAGGTCTATCTGGCATCCAGTTATTATTTATTAATTCTCCATAATTTTCTTCAGAACTACTTGTTTCATATTCTGAATCTGAACTAGAATCTTCTATCACTAAATTATTCATATTTATATATAATAATCTATAATATTTAAATTTAAGTTTAACGAAATTATTTAAGATTGAATTTGTTTTTATATTTTTTTATACTTTTCCTTAGAGATGGTTCCCCCCACAAAATATACCTTGACAGGGAACCAGCACTCATATAATCATTCCAATTTTCCCTTTTTTTATGCCTTTTAAGATATCTTTCTTTTCTTTCAGGGTCTTTATGTTTTGTATAATCTGACATGCCAGCAGCTCCAAAATGCGTTGTTTTAATTTTATCTTTACCATTATAAAATATAGCCATATACTTCTTTACAGGTTTAGTTGATGGTTTAATTATTACCTTTACTTTTTCCTTTTTCATTGTTTTTTTAGTCATTATATATTTATAATTATTTAAATTTAACATTATATTTTTTAGTTATTTCTTTATCATATTTCCTGGTTGGTCCACCCATTATATACGAATACATTCTTGCTCTCCCCCAACTCTCCGCGGTTTGATTTGGTCTCGATCCACTACTATAATATGCTCCACGTCCCTTTTTCAAAACAACCATTAAAGCTTTTTTAGGTATACCCGTTGCTTTAACGATATCTTTTAATTTTGTAATATTACCATATTTATCTTTGAATTTTTTAGTCCAACCACTTTTTTTATTTTTATAACTTTTTAACTTTGGTCGGTCTATATATTTTTTCTTTTTATATGATTTTTTTGCAGTTTTGATATTTTTAATTTGTTTCTTTTTATCTTTATTAGATAAACCTATTGTATATTTTTTTGGTATCATTATATTATTTATATATATATTATTATATATATAATGAATACATTTGATATTGTTTTAATTAATATAATAAGTTATATGGGTGGTGTTTTTACAGGTGTTGGTGTTTTTTTTAAATTTAAAGATTCAATATTAATAAGGTCTAAAAGTAGAGATAATTTAAATAAATTATATGGCAATGAGTTAGCTAGAAACTTAGCATCTTTAGAAGATACATGTAATTATACTACAACACCACAATTAGTTCACCCAGTTCAACCCGTAATAGCAACGGCACCTTCTTTAAGGGAAATTAAAATAACAACAGATTAATATTCAAAAGAACGGCATTCTTCGCAACTATCTATACAATTATTATTTGTTTCTATGGCTAAACATTTAGATATAGTAATATCGGGTTTTAATATATATCCGGCGTAATTTTCTAATTCTTTAGTTAAATCTAATATAAACGTAAATCGTTTGTCTTTTGATAATTCTTGTGTTTGAATTATAAACGATTTCATATCGGTTGATATACCTACATTTGTTTCAATGCTTTCTTCAGAAAATGGTAATGCTAGACTTCCTTCACTATTAGCAAAAAAAGATATATTCATATCATTATAAAAGTCTTCTAATATAGATGATGCTGGGTAAGACCAAGGATTAAATTTCATATAATTAGCTCTAAGTAAACTTATAATCGTGTTATTTTTAATAATATCAACATCATTTCCATCTGTCATCTTAATAATTTTAAGTGAACCTCCATCATATTTAAAATATAATGAATATTCGCATAATCTTTGAAAACTTGAAGGCAATATTTCACATAATATAGGTTCTAATTTCATTTTTATTTCACGAGGTTCTCCAGATAAAGACCATATTGTTTTACTTATATCTTGTTGTTCGGGTAATATATTTTGTTCTGATGATCTCGTCGAAACTCTTTCTTCAGAATGTCGCCACTCGCCGTGTGATTTAACAGAACCAAATGAATCTATATTATCATCATTAAAATCTTGTTCGGGTGTTTGGAATTCTGGAGAAGTTTTTTGCTCGCCATGGGATTTAGCAGAATCAAAACTATCATCAAAATTACGAAATGTAATTGGAATTGTTTGTTTCCCCAATTCTTCTAACCTTATTCTTGCTTTTCTTTCAAAATCATCTTCTTTTAATTTTTGTTTCATATTTGGACTATTTTTCCACATTTGTAATTGTTTTTCTCTATCACTATCAATTGGTAATGGTGATGGAGAAATAATTTTCTTCTTTTTTGTTTTTTTTGAACTAACTTTATCGGTTTCCCAAGGCCATTTCCAACCACCCTTTTGTTTAGATCTTTTTTTTTTATATGTATACTTATTATTTTTCTTATTTTTCATATTTTTCATATATAATATATAATATATATAATATATATAATATAATTATAATTTGAATATATATAATTATATTATATATATTATTATATTATCATGACATTTTTAGTCGTAGAATCACCTGCTAAGGCTAAAAAAATACAAACTTTTTTCAAGGATAATAAAACAACTGTTAAATCTTCATTTGGACATATATGTAATTTAGATACCAAAAAATTAGATGAAATGTTAGAAAATGGGTTTGTTCCAATATATATAAATGACCCCAAGAAAAGAGATGTAATTAAAACTTTAAAATCAATAAAAGATAAAGATATATTATTGGCTGCCGATGATGATCGAGAGGGAGATGCTATCGCATGGCATACAGGTAATTTATTTAAACTGGATTATTCTAAATTTAATAGAATTAAATTTAATGAAATATCAAAGAAAGCTATATTAAACGCTATTAAAAATCCTACAAAACTAGATATGAATTCTGTAAATGCACAACGCGCAAGACAATTAATTGATTTAATGATTGGTTATAAATTAAGTCCTCTATTATGGAAGAATGTGAAAACTGAGAAAATGGGATTATCAGCAGGAAGAGTCCAAAGTTGTCTTTTAAATATGTTAAATAATAAACATTTAGATATTGATGAATACTTAAAAAATCCAAAATATTCTCGTATTTTAACTGGTTCTTTTACAGATGATATTGAAGCTGATTTTAAATTTGTAGATAAAAATATTACAAATGAAAATGTTAAAGAAATATTAGATTCTTTTACAAAGGACAAAGCGTTTATGATTGAAAAAAATGTTAAAAAAGAAGAAAAAGTATATCCAAATTCTCCGCTAATTACATCAACGCTACAACAAGCAGCTCAAAAAGAATTAGGGTTTCCAGTTAAAATGACTATGAATATTGCTCAAAAACTATATGATAATGGCAAAATCACATATATGAGAACAGATTCAACATTTATTTCAGAAGATTGGAAAACCACTCTAAAAGATAAAATTGAACGAGATTATGGTGAATTATATTATAATGATAGAACGTTAAAAAAAGTTAAGGGAGCACAAGAAGCTCATGAAGCTATTCGTCCGACGAATTTAGGTGAACAATTAAGTGATAAATATGAAGAAGTAGATATTAAATTATATGAGCTTATTAAGAAGAAAACTATCCTTTCGCATATGAAACCTGCTTTATATGATACATTGACGCTGACTATCGGGAATGAAAATATAAAAAGATATGGTAATTATGAAACAAAAATAAAATCTTTAAAATTTGATGGATATCTAAAATACTCTAATTCTGATAAAGAAGTCATTGATTTAAATAAATACGAAAAATTAACTACAATTAATTTGTTAACTGCTAAATTTAAAAGCAAAGTAACCGAACCACCGAGTTTATATAATGAATCGTCAATTGTTAAAAAACTAGAATCTTCCGGGGTTGGGCGACCTTCTACATATGCTTCATTAGTAGACACACTTTATAAAAGGACTTATACAGAGTTAAATAATACAAAGGAAATTGAAAAGGTATGCAATATTATTCAATTAACAGAAAATAATGAAATAACAGAATATGACGAAGACTATAAAGTTCCACCTCAAAAAAATAAGATAGTTGTTACTGAATTGGGTAAATTAGTATTGGATTATTTAAAAATACATTTTCAGAACATACTGGATGAAGGGTATACGTCTAAAGTTGAAACAGACCTTGATTTAATCAGTCAAGGTAAAATGGAGTGGCAAATTGTTATTAAAAAGGTATATGATTCTATTATGCCAATTGTTATTAGAGAACTGGGGCCAATTAAAAGTTCAACTGGAAATGTATTATTTACACATAAGAAAAAAGATATTACAATTCATAAAGGAGATTATGGTGACTATATCAAATATAATGGTAAAAATCATGGTATAGGCAGTTATTTATCATATAAGAAGGTTAAGAAAGAAGATTTACAATTAGAAGATTGTTTAGAAATAATCCAATATCCTAAGGAAATGGGTAAATACGAGAATAAACCAATTGAAATTATTATTGGAAAATTTGGATATTGTTTAAGATATGATAAAAAATTTAAAAAGATATCGCAAGATAAAGATAAATGGACAAAGGAATATTGTATTAGAATAGTTAGTTAAACATATATCTATAATATAATATATAAATGAATTTCAATAAGTTACCCTGTGAAATTAAGAGTAAAATATACAGAATAAATAAAGATATAGATAAACATGAAAAATTATTAAAAAAATGTTTTAGTGAATTATATTCTATTAAATTTCATGCTGTGCAATATATGGATTGGGTAATAGATTGTGTAGGTATATCTGTTTGGGAACATTTAGATGATTATGAATATTGGACGAATTTAGAATTTAGAGATAAAGTAGAACGAAAATATTTTTTATCCAAACATAATTTAGTTAAATTATTAAATAAAATAACCCATTTATCTAAACCATTATGGTTTTAATCCTAAAATAAAACATATTATTATTTAATATATATTAAACAATAATGTCATGGTGGGAAATATGTTATAAATGCAATGGAACAGGATATATAAATAAAAATGAATGTCTTATTTGTAAATATTATATAATTGAAGGAAGAGAAGATTTAATCCTTAGAGGTCAATTATATATATCAGATAATGCAGAACCGATTTCCCCAGTTTCAAGTCCTAGATAAATAATTTACGTATAAATCTAAAATAATTTAAAGTATAATATAGTATAATATGTATATGAATACTGTTCAAGAAATCCCTGACAATGATTTACAAGTTTTTAAAGAAGAAGTAAAAACATGGTTACAATTGGACCAGGAAATACAAGAACATGAAAAAGTTATCAAAGAACTAAAAAAAAGAAGAAATAAAGAATTAGAACCTAGTATAACTACATTTATGGTTAAACATAATATTAGCGATATAAATGCAGGTCAAGGTAAAATTAAATGTACGCCTAGAAATACAAAACAAACTTTAAATAAAGGTTATATTGAAGAAAATCTAAAAAAAGTTATTAAAGATAATTCAGTTATTGAACAAGCAATGAGTAATATATTAAATAATAGAGAAATAAAAACAACATATAAATTACAAGTTGCTAAAAAATAACTAAATTAAATACTAGCTATATATTGCCACTGTAATTCTATACATATTTTTTTCCAAATTCTATCTTGTTGTTGCAACTTCTCTCTACTTTTTAAGAGTGGGAAATATTTTAATAATTCATCTAATTCTAGCAATTCACAAAATTTATGTAAAACATAAGAATATGAAAGGAAATTTTTTCTTTCTTCCGGACAATGTTTCATAAATGGTGTCTGTATTTCTTTAAACATATTTCTTAATAATTCTTCATGTTGTGGTAATAATGAAGGCGCTTTATTTCCAGTTATAACATTTATTATATTCGGTATATGTTCATAGAATTTATTATATTTTAATTTTTTTAATATTTCTCGTATATGTTTATTTGTTATCTTAGTAATATTTATGTGCTTATTTTTATGTAATTCTTTTAAGACATCCGTATAAACATTCATTGGGATATCGGTTGTTTCTTTTGCTTGAAACTGAGCGAGCCATTCATTAAAATGATTAATGCGTTTATAAGCAAAATAACTAATTTCTCTCGGAGTTTCTTTATAAGATATCTTTTCATTGTTCATTAATATTTTATCAGTATATCCGCAATTTTCGCATAATATTTCACTTTCCTGTAATTTATATATCATGCTATTTTTACATTTAATACATATATGCATCAAATCTTCTGTATCTTCAAAATTACTATTAATATATTCGTCATCCACCTTTGACAGATATGTTGATATTATATTCTCTGTTTTTTCATTAGATTCTTTGACTTCATCTTTTTCTTTTTCTTTTTCTTCACTTTTAAAAAAATCTAATATATTATTCTTATTAGGAATTTTTTTTATAGAAGTAGTAAATCCATTATTATAGTATTCGCTCAATATTAATCCATTGTCTAAATAATAATCATTTTCTTCGTCTTCACCTTCAAAATTACTAATTATATCATTATGTATTACATCTATTGTAATCCTTGGATCCGTGTGCTTTTTTTTTAATGGTTTATCTTTAATAGTAGACATTATTACTCTATTTAAATATATCTTTAAATATACTTATTTAATTGTTGATAACATTTGTATAATGCAATTGATTTACGGCACCTATAATTGTTTTTCTATTATTTTTTCTATTTTTAATTGTGTTAATTAATGTATTCCACACCCTAATGTATTTAAATTCATTTGTTATTCCAATATTACTAGATTTAAGTCCATTTAAATATTTAGAATGAATCATAAATACTATATCATTTATATTTTGTTTTTCAATATTTTTTTTGAGAAACGTGGCATTGTCTAAAGATATCTTCCATGCTTCACATTTAGACAAGTAGCTCATTGTTTCTTGTTGACAGTTATATCCCATTGTTATCATTTTATATTATTATATTATCTCTATTTTATTTTTAAATATTATAATATATATATATATGGACACCGAATTACAGAATTTACACAGTTCTTGGATGAGAAATATGTTACAAATAATTAGTATTGGATTGGTATTAATTGCTTACTTTAAAGAAAATAAAGAATTGCGAGGACATATTTTACTACCAATATATATAATACTCTTTGGTATAGTTATTGGTGTATATTCAACTTATTTTACTTATTTTTCAGAAGATAAAGAAAGTGATAAAATAAAAGTTATAGATGGATGGAAATTTATAAGCATTATATTATGTATTAGTTTAATATATATATGTGTATATGTTATTAAGGTTTTATAATCATTATAAATCATTATAAATCATTATTAAGGTTTTATAATGATTTAGTATATGGGACAGAATAATAACCACAAAATATACTATAATTATAATTATTATTATTATATTTATCATAGTTTCTATCAGCTTTCTCGGGATCTATAATAAAATTATTTGAAGCATCCACATTAGATACTTCGCTATCCCCAGCTTTATGACTCCATTTATTATTACTATCTTGTCTATAAAAATGATAATCTATATTATCTCCCTTATTATCTACTACTAACGCTATTCTATAATTTGTGCATTCTATTTCTTCATACATATCTTCCAATTTCCTTATACCCAATAACGCATAATCTTTTTTTACTTTATTTATGATACTATTACAATCGTAATTTACAAATTTATTACCACTCAGTTCACCCGGTTGTAATTTTCTATCTCGTTCTCCTTCTTTTATAATTGTGTCAAAGGCATATGAATAACAATTTGTAAGGTCATGTTCTTTTTCTGATAAATTCCATTTTTCTGGTTCCCATTTAGGTTTATTACAATTATATGGATTCATTATAATTAAATAAATATAATAATATATATTATATATGCCAATTTATAAAAAGGGAGGAGGTAATAAAAGGGATTGTAAGAAACCTAAAATTTGGAATCCAAATACAAAAAGATGTGTTAATGATGTTAAAGCAAATAGAAATAAGGGGGCGAAAACAGCTACACAAGGTATTATAGGTATTCAAGTTGCTGAACAGGGGAATTGTGGTAAAAAAACCCTTGAAGGTGAGAAAGATCGTTGTACAAAGAATGGTAAATTTAGAAAAGGTGAATGTAGTTTTAAAGAAGGAAAATGTTCTAAAAAAACTAAAAAGCAATCTATAGTGCGTCAAGTAGTAGCACCAGTAGTAGCAGTAGGGGCTAAAAAAACATGCCCCCAAGGTAAAATATTAAATCCGAAAACCAATAGATGTATAAATGATACACCTGCTAATAGAAAGAAAATAAATAAAGAAGTTATAGCAAATAATGTATTAGGTTCTCACCTAAATATAATGACAACTCAATGTTCTTCTTATTCAAATATAAAAGATGTAGATATATCTAAATTCAAGTTTATTGATATTTCTAATAAACCTGACTCGGAAAAATGTTATACCGAAGCTCAATTAAAATTAATGAGAAAAGCTCTAATACCTGTCATTAAAGAAAAATACTTAATACCTCCTAATATAGAAGAATTAAATAAAGTAGCTGATAAACAATTAACAAATTTAGTTATAACTAAATTAGTATACGATGACCCTGAAACTAATAAACAAATAAGTTTATGTAATAATAAATTCTTAAATAAAGGATCATATGGTTCTGTATACGAATATTATAATGAAAATTATAAAGTAGCCGTTAAATATTTTAAAAACAAGAATGATAGCGAATTAAAGGTTATTCAGAAATTAAATAAACTTAAATTAGGTTGTAAAACTATAAATGCCCGTGTTTTAGAAAGAGGAAAAGGAACTAATTTAGAAAAATATGCTATTATGGAAATTATGCATGGTGGTTTAAATAAAATGAATGGTAAATTAGATAGAAATACTGTTTGGAATGTTATTAAAGATATAGCTGAACATCTAAAATGTTTAAATGATAATAAACTTGCTTATACAGACTTGAAAACAGCTAATGTTTTATTTAAGTGTAAAAATAAAAAAGAAATTGATATATATTTGGGTGATTTAGGTAGTATATGTAATCGTGGACAAACTCATGTTAGCACGTGGATGCCCTGGGAAACTTCCAGAGGTTGGGTTCAGGGTGTTAAATGCAATGAACCTACTATGGTTTGGCAACTTGCTGTTGTATTCTTAGAACTTATGAAATGGAGAAAATATACTTTATTTAGTTGGCAAACAATAAAAGATTATACACCTGATAATATGACTAGATATTTTAATGAAATTATAGCATTATATAAACTAGATACATTAGTTTTTAAAGATAATGAAAATAGCAAATTTAAAAATGCTGGCGATTTATTTAGAGGTATGGTTCAATTTGAACCTAAGAATAGATGTAAATTAATTGATATAACCACGTCAATAAAATTATAACCATGTCAATAATATTATAACCACATAAATTTAATTATAATATTATATATAATATTATATATACTATAATGGGATATAGAAATAAAAGGTCTCTTAAAAAAATTAAGAAAGGTAAAAAAATGAATAAAAGAACAGTAAATAAGTTTAAAAATACAGGATATGAAAATATTATTAAGGGTGGTATATTTACACCACCCAAAGCTATAGCACCTGATAATTTAGTAGACCCAAGGGCCCATCAAAAATGTAAAAAATGTAATACTTGGATAAATCAAGGTCAAGATAAAAGCACGGTATGTTCACAATATGAATGTCAATATTGTCCAATTTGTATTGTTCCTCAATCCCCCGATCCCGAACAATTAGGTTTAACTAGTCCAAGTGCATCAATCGCGTCTGAACCCGAACAATTAGGTTTAACTAGTCCAAGTGAATCAATTGCGTCTGAACAACTAGGTGAAACAACCAGTTCAAGCGTTTCCTTATTAGAACAACCAAGTGTATCACCGAGTTCAAGTGAATCAATTGCGTCTGAACCCGAACAACTAGGTGAAACAACCAGTTCAAGCGTTTCCTTATTAGAACAACCAAGTGTATCACCGAGTTCAAGTGAATCACAACAAAGCGATAGTGTTTATAGTTCCGTTTCTAGCGAAGAAGGACAAATTGATAATATTGACGATTTCTTAGATCAAGTTATTATAAAATTACAAGAAATCCTTGATTTATAAAATTACAAGAAATCCTTGATTTATAAAATTACAAGAAATCCTTGATTTATAAAATTTTTTAAATGTATTTATTTTTTCATAATTTTAAAATATATATTAAAAAAATAATCTTAGTATTAAAATGCCTAAAAATAAATGGAATATTTCAATCGCAAGGGGGTCACAAATAGCATATGATAATATTATTATTATATTAAAGATGAATAATAATATAATGGATATTGAAAGTCTTAAAATATTATTAAATATTAAGACAAGAGATGTGTGTATTTTAAATAATTCTAAAAAGAAGAATTTGGGCAATTTTATAAAAAAGAACTATAATAATGGTTTTATAGATTTAATTGATAAATATACAGATATAGGTATATATTCTAATGGTAATACTATTATGGTAAAATATATGGTAGAAGAATTTTTAGATTGGGATTTTATCGTTGAATGTGAATATTCATGATCATAAATTTAACATTTTTATTGATTTTTCTTTTAAATCATTCATTGCTTTATTGTTATGGATAAATTTACCCGACGGATTATAATCTTCTATAAATCTATAACCATCCGACTCTTTTTTAGGCTTTTTTCGAACTTCTTTCTTTTCTTTATTCCAAGATATAAATATCCAATTATGAGTATACTCTTTAACTAATAAACCATTATTTTTTAAGGCTTGAACAATATAATCTTGTAATTCATTAATATCATAAAGTGGAACACCAATAATAAATTGTGGTATCTGATATAGACATTCTGTTTTCCTATTTTCTGCATATAATTTAATGCGAGTATGACATCTTAAAAGTATCTTATCAAATGTTTCATATTTTTTTAATTCTTTTCTTTTGGCCGAGTTATATAAATCATCGATATTCAATTGGCTTGTCATTTATTATACAATGAATAATATTTTATGTATAATTTAACATATTATTATAAAAATATATATTATGGATGATACACTATTAATTGGCGGTGGTGGTACTAAAGGCAATATATTAGTTGGTGCATTAAAAGCTTTATTAGATAAAGGTCTTATTAAAGATGACTATAGTAATATTACAAGATATGTAACTTGTTCTGTTGGCAGTATCATAGCATTTTTAATGTGTTGTAATTTTACACCTACTATGATATCTAAATTATCAGTATCATTAAATTACCTGGATTTATTAGATTACGATGATATTGATGTTTTATTTAAACAAAATGGTTTGTTTAGTAATGATAAATTAATAAATATTGTTAAAAATACTCTATATACTTTATTTAAAGTAAAAGATATATCTTTACTTAGTTTTTATAAAGTAACTGGGAAAGAATTTATATGTAAAGTATATAATTTATCTGAATTTAAAGTTGAATACTTATCTTATAAAAATAATCCAAATTTATCATTGTGTGAATTAATTAAAATGACAACGTGTATACCCATATTTTTTAAACCGGTTAGATATAATAATAAATTTTATGTTGATGGTGGTGTTAGGGGTGCTATGGTTGATTATAGAAATTATAATAATTATATCGGATTATGTATTCATGATAAAAAAAATAAAGAAGAAGAACAAATTGATATTCAAAATATGAGTCCTATAAATTATATTAAAAGAATATTAAAAGCATTGACTAGTAATAATGACATTGATTATCCTGCAAAAATAATATGCGTTAGCAATCAAGGTATAGGTGTTAATTTTGATATTAATAACAATACAAAAGAAAATGATATAAAAGTTGGATATAAAATGGCGATTAACCATATAGAAGAACATGGACTGAATATTAAGGACTAAGCCCCCTTATTTTTATTCACCGACTCTTCTCTCCCCATATATTTGCATATAATATCATAATAATCTGATTTATTACTTATATTATGTATACTTGAAGTAGATCCACAACCCGTTGACATATATATATCTAATACCCGTTGTTTTGATATATTAGATTCATTCACAGATATACTACCAATATTATTTAATTGTTTATCTAAAGATATAACATTCTTTAATATATCTTCATTAATTTCGTTAATTAATTTATTATCAGAAACCTTTCTTATTACAAATTTTGAATTATAGAATTTTTTTTCGCTATTGCTATAATCTACATATACACCATCTTCAATTATTTCCCTTCTAAAATTTTTCTTTGCTTTTCTAAATTCTTTCCTCCTTTCGTTATTAATTTTCATTTTTTCATAGTCTCTCACTTTTTTTTTATTACTAATTTCTTTAATATTATTAAGACCCATATTCATTTCATTTGCAGAATAATTAATTGGATATAATAAGTTTGACGGAATATATAAGATATTATCAATAAATTTAACTTTTTTCATTTTTCTTGGTCCTTTAATATTATTTTCCATTATAACACCCCTTTCTCCATTTTTAACATAGTATACTTCTAAGTCAGGAGTAAAATCTCTGTGGGACAATCGTCTATATCTCAAACCATTTGTAGAATATATACCCTTTCTTGCTTTTTTTCCTGAACCAGTATGACCTCCGCCATAATTTTTCCCATTCTGATTTCCTGGTGACATAATAATATTATTATTATTTAATAATCTTCTTTTAAGTAATTTTTTTTATTTACACACTTTAATATGTAGCGGATAACCTTGAAAACAAGCGATATGTTCTTTTTTTAAAATACGTATAGTATTAAAATATAATATACATATATAATATAAATAATATGGGTGGAGGATTAATGCAATTGGTCGCATATGGAGCACAGGATATTTATCTAACAGGTAACCCACAAATTACCTTTTTCAAAGTTGTATATAGAAGACATACTAATTTTTCAATGGAATCTATTCAACAAATCTTAAATACTGCTTTAAAACAAGCACCTACAGATTTTACAACTACTATAAGTAGAAATGGAGATTTACTAGGTAGATTATGGATTGAAGCAAATTTAAAATTTAATGCCAATGATTGGAGGGATAATACTATAAATCCACCATATATAGGTGTATCCGGTAATGGTAACACAAATGCCGTAAATAATGAAACGGTTAACAATGCCGCCGCGTGTCATAATGCATCCAGCAATCGCGGTGATAATAATGGATATATCCAGTGGACCAATAATACGGGGTGCGCATTAATCAAAGAATCTGAAATACATATAGGCGGTCAATTAATTGATAGACATTCTGACGAATTTAACGATCTATATTTGATGTTTACCGACCATAATAGAAGATCATGGAAAGGATTAAATAATAATGTTGGTAGAATTTCATACCATATGAGCGGAGAACAAATCCCTGGTTTAGGATATTGGGGTCCGAATCCTAATTCTGGCGACGGCGAAGGTAAGTGTGTATTCATTCAATCTAAATGTGGTGATACTGGTTTACAGTTATATATCCCATTACAATATTGGTTTTGTAGAAATCCAGGATTATATTTACCACTCATCGCATTACAATACCATGAAGTAGAAGTTAGATTCAATACTAGAGATTTAAGGGCATTAGTAAATACTAATTTATCTGTTTCTGGAACCAGGGCCTTTCCTATACCACAGGATATTGGGAAAGGTTCTTGTCTTGAATTATGGGCAGATTATATATATTTAGATACCGACGAACGAAGGAGGTTTGCTCAAGTAAGTCATGAATATTTGATTGAACAAGTTCAATCTATTGAAAATCAACCATTAAGGCAATCAACAAATTTACATTTTAATCACCCTGTTAAGGAATTATTTTGGGCTACACGGGATATACAGGTATATAACGAAGATACTTGTGGCACAGGTGGTGTTAATGCAAAAGTAAATCTCCCAGAAGTTCATAAAAATCCCAATGAGGTTCAGAGTAATGACTATTTTAATTATCAATCACATATTAGCAAAAATAATTTAGAATTTATTGGTAATAATAGCGTTTATCAAGATTTTGATAAAGCCAAAATAATTATGAATGGAATGGATAGGTTTGCTGAAAGAAAGGCTTCGTATTTCTCAACTGTTCAACCATATCAAGCAGGGCATAGGATCCCTAGAAAAACATGTTATATGTATTCATTTTCTCTAAGACCCGAAGAACACCAACCAAGTGGTGCTTGTAATTTCTCTAGAATAGATACAGCACAATTAGAATTAACTAATGTTGAATGTCCAAATTGCGTTACATTATCAATTTATGCTATAAATTATAATATTTTAAGGATTATGAGTGGTATGGGTGGGTTAGCATATAGTAATTAATTTTATGTCTTTTAAGTTATATATCTATAAATTATATATATATTAATATATATATATATTAATAATGAGTTGTCCTGATAAAGATTGCAAATTAACCTCGGGGAATGTTGGTATTTGTGATACAGGTGGCGGGAGTAATAATCCTAGAAGAGACAACTGTCCACATATATCGCCAGAAAATGTCGCAAATAACCTGAATCAAGGGCCAGATTTAGTTAGTTTATCCGCGCATGTTATAGATGTGAATTATCAAAGTATAAAAGGAAGATTGGATATTAATGGTGCTTCTTTTGATGGTGCTAATATTACTGGTCATGAATATATTGAGTCAAAAAATATTAAGGTTGACAAAATATTGTGTGTTGATGACAGCGTTTTTATTGAAAATGAATTACATGTTAAAAAAATAATTTCAGATACACTTGAAGTAAAAAATAAGTGTTCAGATTCTATGAAAACTAATGTAATTGGATTTAATATGTCTTCTGTCTCTTGTTCAGCGTATCATTTGAATGTTTCGAAACAAATACAATTTACAAGTAATATTAAATTATCAAATTTTGATTTATGTCAAACAGGTGTAGGTGCAAGTAGTGTGTCGCAGGTTTCCGGGTGTCGTGGCGAAAACGGTAAATCAAAAGATAAACCTTTAGCATTGCACGTTGATTTAATTACTAGTGCTGCTACTCAAGCCTCTACAACAGATCAGTGGCCAGGTGAATTCTGTTCTTCTGCAATAGTTTTTAAAAATAGTAATGTTATAATAGAACCATCTAGTCATTCTTGGAGTGGCTCTAGTGTAAGTAATTCAAATTGGAATGGAAGTAATTCCAATTATTTATATTTAGATAATATTAGATTACAAGACCAAACATATCTTTCTTCATACAATAATGCGGAATGTCCAGCTTTAAATGTAGATACAACAGTTGAGATATCTCCAAGTAATTCTTTAAGAAGTAATTATATTACATCAACAACGAGCGCCAGCAGCATGGCGTCAGCTTTACATAATCCAGTTTTTATTGGAGGATTAACAACTTATTCTAATTCAGAATTGTCGACAGAAGGCGGGCTTCCTGGACAATGTGGCGGCGATCCCTCATGTAGTGATACGTTGCGCGAACAATATAAAAATTTAATACATTTTGTATCTGAAAAAAATAATGTACCCGAACCGAATTGTGATTGGCAAGGAACTTCGTTGGTAGTTACCGGTAATACAATTATAAATGGTAATTTAGATGTTTTGGGTTGTGAAAGAATTATAAGAACTAGTATCAGTGAAACTATATATGTGGTGGAAAAAATGCAAATTGAAGGAAATGCTGGTATATGTGGTGTTTTAGAAATAGGTGCTTTAAATGAATCTTTAATCCGCGTAAACGATTCTAATACCATAATTGAATGTCCCCCAGAGGACTTTAATAGATTAAAGAAAAATATAAGTGATACTGATCCTCAAGACCCTTGGTTTCCTGGTTCATCAAGTTGGACTAAAAATATAACAGGTTCAATAGATAATTGTAGCGAACTCTCAGCTTCTAATAATTTATGGAAAGAATGTAGTGAGTATTCTCCGTGGAATTCTAGTAATAATATAAGTGGTGAAAATTCTAGTGCTACACTAATGAAACAAGGTAATTTATTCGTTTATGGTAATGCAGGTGTAGCAGGAAGATTAAATACTGAAGAATTATATACTAGACATTTAGTATCTTATTCTGCTAGTATGGCTAACCTTGACGTAAAGTGTAGTTTAGTAGCCTGTGATATAAGTGCTTCTACAATTAGATGCTGCCCCGGTTCAGAAATAACTATTGGTGATACGAGTTGTAGTGTAACTATTCCTAACCTTATAGCCTGTGATATAAGTGCTTCTAC